TCCTATGTGAGTTCTTCTCACAAGCCAAAGTGTTTCGTTACACTAAGGCCCAACGGCGTTTTAGTGCGAGGTTGCCGTACCTCACTGAAGTGCGTAAGTGGTCGGGATTAACGGCAGGATTGCCGATGAGGCCGAAACACTTAAGGAGCGCGGAATCGCCATCAAGATGGTCCTTCCTTCGAACGGGACAGATAACCCAACGTTTCGATCTGAAACATTGGAGAAATTTGTCCCATCCGTTGGCTGATTCTCCATTGCTGAAGGAGATCCAACCAAGCCCTGCACTCTCTCTACCCGGATCAAATCGACCGTCGATAACCTTTTCCAGGTATCGAAACGATTTGATCGATATAGTCGGCATTTTCCCGAGTATGTTTTCAATATACTCACGGAGAACACGGGCTACATGCCATAAGCCCTTCAGATAAAACTGATTGGCCAATGACACGGTAGAGGCAATGCCATGCACGTCAGCCTTATCAGCCGGAAGCATTCTTCTCATGTAGACGGGTGTTATGTCTACACCAGAAAATGCGTCCATCCCACAAGACTCTCTGAAATTCCCATTCCAGAAAGATTTGTGGGCATTGACTTTGAAACCAAAGAGTGTCAAAGTCGAGCTGATAAGAGGTGCCTCGTCCGCAGGGACGATTAAAACGTCCCCGAAGACGTTGACCCTATCACAGTAACGTTTTAATGTGCGAGGGTAGACGCGCACTCCTGCGTCACGCAACCTAATGGATACGATTGCGATAAAAAACGCAACCGATTCAATTGGGAAGCATAACGCCGACCCCATAGACGCGAACTTCCGCAAAGCGATAGTTTTACCGCTAGGCAGAGTCGCTCTGGTGCTACGACATGCAAAAACCTGCCTCCTAAAACAGGGGACAGACTCAAGCATTCTCCACACCAGATCAGCAGAGACGCGATCGCTAGCATCCGACATATCAAGAGTCGCAAGATTCTTCGATATGGAAGATGAAAGCGCTAACTTGGCGTTTATGTCTTGACGGGCAAAGTTTACCCGTCCGGACATATATACACTAGAATGCTCAATTCTAGGTATTAGCCAAGAAGAGATCGATTGCTGTATGTATTGCATACACACAGGTTCGATCGCAATGACACGCGGACTCTTCTGAGTTTTAGGGACAAAGACTACCCGTAAGGGCGTCTCGTCCCGGGGGATGAACTCACGCACACTGGTAAGGGCAAAACCCTCGGACCCGTAGTTAGCAATAGATCCTATTGCAAACTCGGAAACCGGGAATTCCACCGACAACCGCGTAGGCCAAGATGGGAACGAATACTTTTCGTTTCCTCTTAAACCTTCGCGAGTAGTCCCAGGACCATGTCGAGGAACATACTCCAAGTATGGGTTCCCGTAAGGGATCCCAGCAAGAAGATCAGTCCAAATAACGCGGCTGACACGACGAAAAACGTCATCCAGCCCGTTATCTTTGACATGGGAGCGTAGTTCATACTCACATGAGCTAAAGGCGGCTTCGGCAGCTTTTTCTCTCGAGCTAGTGCACGGGAGTTTAAGCTTCTTCGCGAATAGACAAATTTGTCTAATCGCAAAGATGCAATCCGTATCCGCTTTGGCCAGGAGTACTCCATCAGGACCAAAAACCCTATCCATGTACCCTCCAAGAAATTGGGGGCAGCATGTTCCTCTCCGGAACCGAAATTTCGGAAAGAGAGCTGGAGATAGGCATCCTCGTTCAAGGGCTCTTTCGAATCCTTGAGCGTAGGACGGAAGAGTGATAGTGAGAAAGCTATCACCTTCATTTAAGGTCCTCCTCGTGATCGTAGTTAGATCACGTTTGGGGTTGGCACCACACTTGGTACTGCTGTCAAGCAGTACCTGCACAAGGACTTCTACGAGGCTTTTCAGGTGGCGGACCTTTCGGTTCGGACACCTCCAAGGCTCTCAAATCCTCTCGTTCTCTCGCAGCTACTGCAGGGATTAGGTCTCGCCCAACAGCACACGATTTGCAATGGGATTCGTACCCGCGACACCTGCCGCGATTAGGAATCCACCAATGCATCTCATCTGCCGTCGGAAGATGTTAACCTGTGCAGTAGTCGCCTGGATTGGCCCCGAAAGGGGCACATCCATTACGACATAGACAGACTGAGTGAACGTCGTATTCTGGTCAGGGACCAAATTACTGGGCGTAAAGCCCGAGACACCATGACGAATGGTGAAACGGGCTCGACGACCGTAATTGTGTCCGATGAACAGAGTATGGTCGTTCAAGTCAGCGTCTTGATGTCGATAGAGAGAGTGGTTTTGAGCACGTTCGGACGCGACCCAGGACATGTCCCCGGCCGCGTCTTTCGTAATCACTGACCACAACGTTTCCGTTACTAGAGGGTCTGAAAACATCGAAAGATCCTTGTGTTTGAGGGATCGGCCTGTTCACGGAGGGTTTCCTTCGAGAATCGACCGATTATCTCTGGAGCGTGAAACGCCCAGAGCAGCCAGTATTGCCCATTGTCTAGCTGTAAAGCTAGCAGAGGGAATACCGAAACCAAAAGGAGAGGCTTGGCGACGAGCTTTGTAGTCTTCCGTAGTGGAATACAACAGGCTCGCAGACCCGGCTGGTACTTCAAACGCTACACCAAAAGGTGCAGAGAAATGATAGTCCCAGTGGGTACTAATTGTAACGGTGCGGGTTCGCTCTTGCGACTCCATACTGAAACAATTAGTCAAAGTCTCATTGTCGACTGCGTTAGACGAAAAATTGGAGACAATATCCCCAAGATTCGTAAACCAGTCGATCAACCAGGACCACGGCATAACCTCGTACAGTAATGAAGGAGTAAACTTACCTCCAGACAAAACTGTCTTGGCTTTTGCCGTCCAACGATCCGACCCGATGTCGGGAACGTAGTACCGAAAGGTACCACATTGCCAACGCAAAGTTGATACCATTTCCTGAGCTTTGTAATCACATTGCCCAGTAAATGAGTAGAGATCAGTATCGGCACACCCAGTTGGGCCGCCGACAATGATTCCCTCTAGTTCTTCGTGGCCTCCCTTAGAGACATCACCTAGATGTCCAAAGGGTTCCATGAAAGAACCTTCGCAGAGGTCAACCGGATCGTCAATGGTCAGCTCCTTCTTCGATCGTCTTCGGATCGATAAACCGTTATCCTTCACGAGCTTTTCAAGCGCGCGTTGGATACGTTGTTGCCCATTAAATAGTGCAATAACGTCTTTTACGAACGGTTTCCAGCCGAACTCCACATTCAAGTATTCAGAACCAAGATCTTTGAACTTCTTGGTCTCCGAACGCAAAAAATGTGGGAGCCGGGGAAGCTGCCTAAGCTCGACCAGAAATTGGCCGAGATTAAGCACTGGGTTCCCGGGGCGATGCTTCACAATGAAAGCTGTTCCAGCAGCGTTAAGCTGCGGGATTAGGCTTCCAAAGGGAAGCTCATCGACAGGCTGAAGGGGCACGTTCGCGATCGAGCCATAGTAGCTAGAACTATCATAAGCTCTAGTTACGCAAACCCGAAAGTGACCGTGATCCTGGGTACCAGGAAAGTCTCCAGTTCCGTATCTCTCATACGAGGGAAACGAAAATGGAAATCTTTCACTTAAACAAGGAGGATCTCTACGCTCAAAAACGTAGAAATCATCCTCGGTACCCTGCCATCGGCCATCGCGAAAGCGATGACCCGTCGAACGAAGAAGAGCTTTATGGTTCCGATAATAAATCCAGCTGTCATGCATATCGCTTTGGCGATGTGACACGGCAACTGAATTTCGCTTTGGAACCATAACTCGTCTCCTTTTGGTTGTGGCAGAAGCCACAGGGTGTTGTTGCCAACTAGCGAGGGCGTAAGCCCTC